TCATTCCACCCAGGATGAGATTTTTTAAGTCTATCATAAACTTCACCAACTTCTCCGCTATTAGGACAAGTTGATGGATCCGACCAATCTCTGTCCCAATCAGGATTATCTTGTTTCCACTGATCCCAATCATAGACACTCATCTTGACTTCTTTCTGCTCACCAGTGGATTTATTAATAATGGGGTATACAGCCATAAATCTCCATAAAGTGTAAGAATATTTATTCAAGAGTGATAGAGGGAGCATCATCGCACTCTACACAATCAATACACTCAGTAATATCTGGATTTTTATTCAAATAATCCTTCAAATCTTCTTCACTAAGAAGAACTTTAAATATATGACCTGTTAATTGATCTCGTAAGCACCAAGTTTTCATACTACCTTAAGGAGAAAGTCTTGCTTTATATAGACGTTTTTCTTCATAATACTTCCACACATTTGGAGACCATTTTTGAAGTTCCGGAACCATCGCATCACAAAGTGCTTGAATCTCCAACTGAGCATCAAGTTTTGAACGAAGATCCATAAAATGGAGCACAGAACGAAGATTAAAAGAGACTACAAAGTTCTGACGAATTGCCTGTGGTAAGTAGTCACGAATATGCTCTTCACACATACCTTGATCGTAATAGTCTGCATACTCCTCACACTCACTCAGAATCCTCCCCAGTTTGCGTTGACGATGCTCTTCAGACCATTCATACTTTTTACCCTTACGATTGGTGTAGAACCCAGCAGGACGCACGTAGAAGACCTCTTCAACATCAAGTTCACGATTAGCAACTTTAACTACACGCTTACCCGTATAACGCTGCGATTGAACATCCCAAGAAGTTCCAATACGATGAGTTCTTGCCTGAACAATTACATTATGAACAAATCCAGAAACTGAAAAGGTAATGCCAGGATGTTCAATCGGACCCCAATGCCCTCGTTCATTTGCTAAAAGTTGTTCAACAATCCATTCACCACATTCTGTTGGTGATGGAACTTTAACTTCGTGAATAGGAATCTCCGAATAATCACCCTTTCCCGCTTGCCAAATAACCTGCTCTGGAATTGGATAGCATTGGAGTTTTACAACTTGAAGTCTCTTATCAAGTTCAAGAAGATCTTTTGCTTTAATAGGTTTCATAAACTCAAACTCAGTCTGGATAGCCATCATCATCTCCGTCATAAAATACCTCATCATAGTCATTGACGTAAGGTGCTACTTCTTCATATTGTGGATCTGGTTTATATGCATCTACATCAGAATAAATCTCTGACTTTAAACATTCTACCAGGGATTCAAGGTTTCTTACAATCAATTTAAGTCTTTCTTTATCCATGATAATACATAGTCTTCAAGTATTTTACTACAAAAAAAGGAGGGTGTAAACCCTCCCTTGTTAATCAGTATTTATACAACCACTGAATATAGGTTGAAAGTAGAACTGTGCTTAAGGCAAGTCCAGCAGTTAAAGATACTACAGTTTGCATCATTGTTTTGCTCCCACTAGTTGTGCTAGTTGTGCTTGATGACGACGATCTTCTTTTTGCTTTTGTTCCTTAATCAATTGCAGGAAGTTAAGTTTTTTCATTGCTTTTCCTCCCAGTTCCAGTTGTTACAAGGACGGTAAAGAACCCCACGATATTTGTTTGGTGGGTGTGATGGTGCATGTGTTTCTGAATACCATTTACGGTATTCTAGTTTTGGAGTGTGAGTATTATACTTCACACCACGATAGGTTGCTGTCATCACTTGTTCCCCTCTTTTACAAACTTGACCCCACGATAGGTCTCATTGTATTGTTGAGGTTGTTGTTGTACTTGTACCTGTGCTTGACGGCGCTGTACGGTATCATATTCGACACCACGGTATACTACTTTCGACATTAGGGTTCTCCTTAGGTTTTGAGGTTAAAGAGCGTTCCTTCAGTCGGCTTTTGCGTCTACGAATTTACAAGTCTTTGGTGCGTGTTCTTTATGAATTTGAATGAGCTCTGCCTTTATCTCATTTGGCACTTTTGAGGTGCGAACATTATTGATAAGTTTTTGAGCTTCAACGCAAGTCCAGAGAATGATTTCCATAGATGAACGATCCGTTCCGAGTCGGCTTACTTCCGTCTGTTTCCAGATGAACGTAAGATCATTATAGATCTTGTATGCTATATAGTCAAGCAATTTTGTAACTTTTGTTACCGTTCTATATAACTCAGGGTGTGATTCGTTGCGTAGAGTTGTTGGATGATAATGTCACATCCAATCTTAGGATTACAGTCTCCGCACGTATAAACATCTACTGCTGCCTTACCCTCTTCAGGCCAAGTGTGAATGCTGATATGACTTTCTGCTAATAAACAGACCACAGTCACTCCTTGTGGTTCAAACTTTTTTGAGATGGTCTGAATCACCGTAGAACCACTTGCTACTGCTGCGTTTTCTAACAAGTCTATCAGACAGTGCTCATCATCTAGGAGAGCAAAAGAGCATCCGTATAGATTAAGTAGATAGTGCTTTCCCATCACTCAATTGCTTCAGGATCTATCCCATACTCATTAAGTAGTTTATCTATTTTTGTTTCTTTTCCAGATAGCTGTTCAATTTCAAAAATAGATGACTTTTGATATTTTTTAAGTTTCTTATATTCCTTAATCAGTTTATCTACCTCTCTATTTTTAATGTAAAGTTTGAACTCCCTATCCTTCGCTGGTTTAGCAAACCCCTTAAAACCCTCACTCATCTTCCTTTTTTCTTTCTCTCTGGTTGTTTATATCCCCATAGTCTAGGACTTGTTCTTCCATATCCAAAATCAATTTTCTGAATAGCACCAGGACCATACTTGTCATAGTACATGTCAAAAATACGAACTCTCATTCCTCTTACCAAATCAATACAATCATTAACTCCATCATTATACCAAATCAAATATGCATCACTTGGAAAGGACAAATCTTTTGTCTGCTCAACAGTTGTTTTTTCCAGAATGATTTCGCATCCATAAGTGGAGGGCAGAACACTTCTTTCTTTTCTATCGTGTTCTGCCATATCTTTCTCCGTGTTAACTGCTGTTGTCATGAACGACCTCCCCAAGTAATATCAGTATATGCTTCTTTAACATTCTCCAAAGTTATCTTATATTTATTTGAAAGATGCTTATCTTTTGTAAGGATTAATACTTCTGCTTCTTTTGGATGAAGACCACGCAGAAGATTGATAAACATCATCTCTCTACGAATTGAAGATAAACTCTCATTACCACCTTTTACATAGTGATATAGATTTTGATACTCTTTACGAAGAGATGTGCGACCTCTACCATCAAGGTCTTGTCCCGTTGCAGATAATCCACCAGCTGCTTCTCTCGCTAGATTCTGTGATAAAGTCCCCGAGTAAACTGTCTGATCGGCCGTGTCTGCATAAGGGACATCACCATCTGGAAGCATACTGATTACACTCTCATCAAAGTTCCAAATCAAAACTGCTTTGAGAGAATCGTGTTCGTATGTTTGTAGAACTTCTACTTTTTTAGCATTACTTCTTTGTTTTGAAGCAAGTTCTAAAACTTCAAATACAAAAGGATTTGTTGGAAGAGTTTCAATTGATACTTCCGTTGCTTTCTTCGTCTTCGTCGTAGTCATAATCGTAATCGCTTTCGTTTTCAAATCGTACAGAAACTATTTCATCAGGTATTACTTGTCCATTTTCATCAAAGAACTCTGGATGCAAATAGGGAGATTTAGATTCTTCCAGGTGCCTGTAGGTTAACCAACCAATTATACTCCCAACCATAAAAAAAAGCAACGTGAACATTATGGTGAATGTTATTACATATGCTGATTCCATTTTTCTCTCCAGAAAGTTTATTTTTTCTTAATATCAAAATGAAATTCTATAAAAAAGTGAAACTCTCTGCGGAATAGAGAGATCATCTTACCAAACTTCACTTGAAAAGTTTTTGGCTCTAATGACTTCTTCCTCCTGTTTCTGAGTAATAACTCAACACCCCGATTAATTTCGGGTTCTGACTTATTTAGTTTGCTTCTTTCTTCTTCCTGGTCGTTTATCATGACTGTATTTCCGGGCATCTTCTAGGATACCATACAAGTAATTTCTAATTTTTCTTGCCTCAGGTTTTGAGATGTGCCCATAACCTTCACGAAGTTGCTTATGAATTTCATCAGCACCACCTTCAAGATAATCATCCAAATCTATTACAAGATTATTGATTTCACTTGCAGTATTGCTTTCAATAAACTCCTCAACTTCGTGACGTTTTGTTCCACGAATTTTCAAATAATCATAAAACTTCAAAACAAACTTTCCTTCAAAAGCATAATCAATTGCTTTTTCCACATCACCATAAACTTCGTGAAAAGTGTTTTCCATTAAACTAGATTTTGTTCCTTCAAATATTGAATGGTATCGGTGCATCCACCAATATGTTTATCATCAACAATCACTTGAGGAAAAGTAGATCCTTCCCCAAATTCTGCATAGAATTCTTCACGAGTAAAATCAATATTCAATTTGTAAACAACGTGCTGTAGTTCTGCTAACTCCAACACTTGCTGCACCTTTGTGCAATATGGGCAACCATCTTTAGAATAAACTGTAAATTTCATAATTGAGATAAAACTGAAAGTTATTTAGCATTGACTGGAATTGCCTGCCCTTCTGGCAACCACACTAATTCTATTGGAGGCAACTGTTCTTTAGCAGCAGGCAACCCAACTTGTCCAGGAAGTTGCTTATCAGTTGTTGAAGTTACTGTAATGACTTGATCTAAAATAAATCTTTGACGACTATAA